CTTACTAAGATGTGGAGATGTATTGGGTATAGATGTAAAAAGTGTGATGTTGCCTTTAGAAGCAAAATAGTACTGATAAACCATAGAGATTTTTGTAAGGTAATAAATACTATATCAAAGAAGAAAAAAGAATGAATGCATGTGTGATAGGAAATGGACCAAGTAGATTAAATTTTGATTTAGCAACGATAGGTAGCAAAATGACAACATATGGATGTAATGCATTGTATAGAGATTTTACACCAAATTATTTGGTTAGCATGGACAGACAAATGGTAGATGAGATAATTGAACATGAAGCACACAAGCGTTCAATATTCTATACACAGCATGAAAATTATATTGATAGTCTTGCTGCAAAAGGTGAACCAATTAACTTTTTTTCTGGATTCAAGGAAACAAACGACAGCGGTAATAGTGCGTTAAGATTAGCATTAACACAGGATAATGATATTACATATATTATAGGATTTGATTACAATGAAGGTGGAAGCAATTTACCAAATGTATACAGTGGCACAAAGCAGTACCCGAGAAGTCATATCTTCCCTGCAGCAAGTATGCAAACAGACAAATGGCGTCAAAGATTAAATAAAATATTAAGAGACTATCCAAATAAAAAGGTTGTAAGAGTTAATGGTAATAACAAAAGATTTGATATACCCCTAGACAACTACAGTGAAATAACAATAGAACAATTTAAGGAAATAATAAATGATTGAATATACATATAGATTAGCAAAAGACCAAGACGGGGAACTACTTGTTACAGTCAAGCCCTTAATGAATGATATTGAAACATCAATACATCAAATGATGTCAATACCTATTGACACCTTAACACAAGAAGACAAAGAAATCTTTAACCTAAAGATACTTGGTCTAAAAACAATATTTGAATTCTTAGGTGCACTTGTACAAGAACAAACTCTTAAAGATGCAGCAAAAGAATTAAATGGTACAGTTAACATTCAGACCAATCAGATGATTGATGAATTAACACAAGTACAAGTATTACATTAAGGAACAATTATATGGCAGAATTTCAAGGCTTAATTGATAAACCCTTTTATGTGGGGCATATCAAGAATTTTGATAAAATGACAACTGAGTTGTCAAAGTACATGAATGAGTATGAAATTGATCAATGTATCAGTTTTATGCACACACTAAACGATACCAAATGGGATATCAATCCAACACCAGAAGATTGTAAAACACAATTACAAATTATGTTTGGGCGTGATAGATTCTTGGAACTAACTAAACAATGGCAAGCAGAGAATCAAAAATTCTTAAGCGTGTTTGGTACACTAAAGTTCAAAGAAAAAGCAACAGGTGAATACTTTGATGGACTAGATCCAGAAGATTCACCTGAAGATTATCTAAAGGTTTACATATGAACTGGTTAAAATCACTGTGGTTAAAAGTAAAACTACCAAACGGTAGAATACCACAATCTACTATACTCATTCCCATGAATGATCAAGTGGTACAAGTAGTCGTTAAAGAAAAACGCACAAGAAAGAAAAAGGTAACAACAGATGAGCCAATTAACAATAAGTGATAGATTGCGTGATCCCTTTGTAATGAAAACTTACAGAGAGATGATTCGTGTACAGCCCTTAGAAGTAGTGAAAGATTTGCGTAAAGTTCTACAAGAATCTGCTCCTAATCATCCACGCACTAAGGACCTTGAACAAGCCTTTATTGAAAGACTTGGCGAATGACTACAATAGCAATTGCTAAAGAAATTATATAATGTCCCAAATAACTCATTATGATCAAGAACTAGTCAATGACAGTTTAGTAAATACCTTTGGCATGGCGCCTATGGATGATAATCAAAATCTTCAAACTACTCCAACAGCAAAAAAAGGTAGAGGTGGTGCAAGACCAAACTCAGGTAGAAAAGTTGGCTCAACAGTAAAATTAAGTGCAGCAGATGTATTAGCAGAAATTGCAAAACAAGATGTTCCATTTGCTGTGGGATTAGCACAAGATTATATCAGAGCAAGACATTCAGGTGACATGAATATAATTCAACGATATCAACAAATGTTACTTGCAAAAGTAATAGCAGACAAATCAGAAGTTGACCTTACAAGCAAAGGTGAACAACTTAAAGCAGTATTCAGTTTCCCAAGTACAGAATTGTCTGACTGGAAGCAATGATAAATGTTCCCTTATATGGTGAGCAGTCAACAATACTTCAAGATTGGCTTACTACTAATAAGCATTGTATAGATATAGTTCCAGTTGGTAGCGGCAAGACATTTCTAGCCGCTATCGCACTACCTATATTTGCTACTGATGAACGATATCACAAAGGTAAAGATATCATTTACTCGGCCCCAACTGGCGCAATGATTAAGTCACTTATATGGGAACCATTAAAGAAATCATGTCAAACATACTTTGGGCTTAAAGATGGATCAGACATTAACAATTCAGAACTAACCATTAAGTTTCCTAATGGTGTTTTTATTCGCTGTAAAAGTGCAGAACAGCGTGAAAACTTAAGAGGTCTTAATGTTGGCATATGGATAGCGGATGAAGCAGCACTATATACACAAGATACATTACAAGAGATTACCAATCGTTTGCGCCCAAGAGTAGGCACACCAGACACACAGGGTAGATTGGTTGTTATCAGTACACCAAATGGTACAGGACCATTGCATGATTTGTTTAACTTAGCATTGATTAGCCCAGACAAATATGCAGTAAGACATTACAACTACCTACAAATGCGTTCAGGCAATCGTGCGTTTATTGAAGAACAGAAACGCATCATCAGCCCATTAAAGTTTAACCAAGACTATATGTGTCAATGGGAAAGCGTTAGTGATGCTTTCTATTACACATGGGACAAAACAAAGTACACAAGAGATGTAGTAGATAGAGGTGGCGATTTGTATCATTTTGCGGATTTTAACAAAAGAGTTATGTGTGCAACTATAGCACAAGTTCACAGAGCCGGCGAAAAGAACGGTACCATTGAGATACTAAAAAGTTATGCGATACCTGATTGTAGCACAGAGGGTATAGCGCAAGCAATTCGGTTAGATTATCCCAAGCGTAGAATCAATAGTGTTATTGACATGAGCGGTACGCAAGTAAACCGTGACACTACAAGTCCTTTTGGCGTAACAGATAGAATTATTTTAGAAAAGTATGGTTTCACAATCGTTAACTCACGCAAGGTAAATCCACTTGTATCAGACACAGACAACACAGCAAATGCGTTTATCAACAGAGGTGGTCTAGTAGTCAAGCCAGAAGATAAGTTTCTATTAGAAGCACTAACAACATATCACTTTGAAGATGGTACACGCAAACGATTAGTAAAGTATACAGAGCAAAAGTACGCACACATAGACGGATTAGGTGATTGTATTCGTTATGGAATACATCACTTGTTCCCAATCACCCACGATAGTATACCAATCAAAGAATACATTGGTATGGACTCAAGAATGTCAAGCATGATGCAACCAGGCATTGAGCATATGCCAGAGAGTCCATTGTATCCAGGTGGACCAAGTTGGGAAGAAATAATGAATGAAAATTTAGAACAGGATCATCAAGTATGGCAATAAAAAGACGCAAAGGTTGGAGTATAGAAGATAGAATATCTGACCAAATAACTATTGACCCAGTAACCGACTGCTGGGAATGGCAAGGATGCTGTAACAACATTGGCTATGGTTTTATCCGTGATGGTAAGCGTATGAGAACAGTACATCGTGTTAGTTATGATTTACACAATCAAACAGTTGTACCTGATGATATCTGTGTTTATCACACTTGCAGCAACTACATTTGCTGTAATCCAGCGCATTTAGTCACTGGATTAAGACAAGATGTGACTACACATATGTATAATAAAGGCAATGATAATGCATATGGTGGCAATCCATTAAGAACTTGTATCCATTGTAACAAAACCATGGGAAAGAATATGTTAAGTCGTTGGCATAACAACAACTGTAAACACAAGCCAACAAGTATAAATACATTACATTCTTGTAATGCCTATACTCCTATATAGAGAGATTAAAAACAATGACAATTAAAGCAGATTTACTCAAGCGTAATGCAATATATGATGGTATCTACAACCAAATGCTATCCTATCAATACGCATATTTAGGAGGCATGCCCTTCAAGATGTTGGTACGCAAGAAGCGCCCTTCAGAAGATTCTACACTATACAATGACTTAGTAACCAACACAATATCACAGCCAATCTGTCGTTACATAGTTGACACTATTAATGATGTATTGTTTGAACCTGGCATCAAGCGCAATGTACAATTTTGTACCACAACAGGACAAATGATTGATCCAAAGAATAGTGAATGGAGTGATTTGTTTTTGTTAGATGCTGACTTAACCAATCGTTCGTTGACCAGTTTTATGGAAAGTGTTGGAGACTTAACAAGCATATATGGTCATTGCTGGGTAGCAGTAGATATGCCACAACAAAGCGAAGGCAACCTAGGTCGACCTTATGTTTGTGCGATCAATCCATTAGATGTATGGGATTGGGAGTTTGACTATTACGGTGGCAGACCCATGCTCAAGTGCGTTAAAGTCAAAGAAATGGAAGATGAAGATTGCTACTACATCAAGTGCTATTATTTAGGTGACGCAACAACACCAAGTTACTGGCAGAGTTATGAAGTTAACAAAGGTCCTGGTCAAATGAATGAGCCAGCAGAATTGATTGGCGAAGGCAATTATCCTCCTGGCATGAGCATCCCATTGTTCATTGCATATGGTCGCAGAGACCCTCGCACAATTGATTTGGGCATCAGTGATATTGATTCAGCAGTAGATGCACAAAGAGAACATTACAAAATGGAATGCGAAAAGTACACTGCATTGCAATTTGCTCACACTATCATTCGTGCTGATAAAGGCGTAAGTGTTCCTGTACATGCTGGTGCGATTGTTCGTGCTAATGAAGGACAAATTGAAGCGATAGTAGTTGACACTGGTGATGTTGATGCAATTATAAAATCACAACAAGATATCCTAGAACAAATTGAAGCATTGACTGGCTTAGGTGGATTGCGTACAAGCAAGAACCAAATTGCATCAGGTGTTGCTATCATTGAAGAACGCAAGCAATTACATAGAACAGCAAAATCTAAAGCACGATTGATGGAAGTCACAGAAGAAATGATTTTTACTTTTGCCGCACGATTTATGGACATGCGTTGGGCCGGTGAAGTAAATTACAACACAGACTATGAAGCACATGATACCAACTATAGAATGGCTGTTATGAGATCAGCAAAAGAATTAGTCGGGGACAATCCAATGATTCAGTCATTAATTACTAATGAGATTATTGGCATGCTTGCTCCAGCAACAGAGATTCCAGAATATAGACAAGCATACATCAAAACAGTACAAGATCCAGATTTAAGAACATTAATGATGAATACTGATGAAACAGTATTGAGCCGTGATTTGGAACCATCAATGATACCAGCACATGAGATGTATGGTGAAGAAGGTGATGAAGATGCCAAAGAGCAAGCAGAATATGATAACAGCGTGGGACAACCAGACAACACCAGTTTACTAGGTGGTGCCGGCACCCCAGTAACTAATGTAGGTATGACTTATTATGCTGCACAAGTTGCACCAGTCATATTGAACACAATGAGTATTGGAAGATAAAACACAAATTTGATTGACATGAATAAATACATTACAAACTCGGTTGCTCCGTTACAGCAAGAAAAAATTTAACATGGATCAAAATACATTCGTTGGCAACGATAGCCAGACAAACGCAAACCAGTCGCTCTCACAAGCAGAAGGTGGCAATGAGCAAAAGATTGACCCAGGTGCTATTCGCAAAAGCACTACACAATCTATATTGAATGCACTAAGCAATGCTTCGGGCAGTCAATTTGGTAGTGTTGAAGAGGCGTTAGCCTTCATGGCAAGAACTAGTGTTCAAACAAAATCCGATGGCAACGCACAGCCAGTAGATAACCAACAGAATCAGAATCGTTCTAATCGTGTCACAGCAAATGACTTACAGGAGCAATTTAGTAAACTTCAACAAGACTTGGCTCGTAAAGACCAGGCTCTTAGAGAAAAAGAACTAGATGGCGATATCCAGCGAGCCATGGGTGAGAAGTTTGATAGCGACTTGCTAGATTATGCTTTGAACAAAGTAAAGTCAAATATTCAATGGAATAATGATGGAACTTATCAAATCACAGATAGTAAAGGTCGTGAACGATATGGTCAAGATGGTAATCCGCTTTCAATTCAGGGTTTAGTAAATGAAGTAGCGCAGGGTAATCCTAAACTACTCAAACAGAGTAATCTAAATTCTGGATCTGGTTTAAGACCCGGACAAGGTAGTTTCACTGGCGCAAGTGATGAGGCAGTACCCGACTATAGCCGTGACCCAGCAGCGTTTAACGCATGGGCCAACAAAAACGGACTAGGTAAAGGTATGGGACTCAAAGGACTAGGCGTTACAGCGACAGTATCAAGTGCGAGTCGTAAAGTACTCTGATTGCCAACTTATATATAAAGGAAAAATATTATGGCTTATGTTCTCGGCGGTCCAAATAATGAAGGTGATGGTTTTACCACTGCTATCTCCAACTTCGCACTCCGTGCTATGCACGAATCAAATGGTTTAGTTAACTTTACTAATGTTGTTACACCTACACAAGGTCAAACATTCTTAGTACCTAACTTCGCTCCTATCACATATCAAGACTACAATGCTAACGGCACTGGTGGTACATATGGTACAGGTAATGCGGTTGTACAAAACCCATCATTGGGTCAAGGCACAATCACAGCAACTCCAGCAGTTGCACAAACAGCGTTTGATATCTTCTACGGCTGGACTACTTCTTTCACACTAGCAGCAACGCTAGGTGCTGAACTTGGTGAGTCTTTTGCTGAAAAAGTTGATCAGCGTGTTACAGAAGCATTTGAAGGATTCAAAGTATCTCCTGCTAATACTTACTACGCAACAAGTGCAGACGGTTTTGACCGTGTGTTACAATTAGGTGCAATGGAAGTTATCGGTGCTACAAACACTAGTGGTACATGGACACCTGGTTTCACATGTAACAGTATTCTTGACTTGATTCGTTTAGTCAAGCAGAATTTCAAAGTTGCTCGTATGCCTGGAACTCCTGTTATTGTTCTTGACAGTAATGGTGATGCTCAAGTTGAAGGTGCTTACACTGGTGGACAAGTTGGTTCTTCATTGAATCGTCTATTGGCTGAATTGACCGGTGGTGCTGTTTCTCAATCTGGTGGTAGTAACCTATCAGCATTGGGTAACGAATTGTTATCTACTGGTAAGATTGAAAGTGTTTATGGCTGTATGGTTATGTTCACTACATTCTTGCAATCAGCAAGTCGTACAGTTGTAGGTCAAGCAAGTCTTCCAGTATTGGTTGGTGCTTACTTTGGTGACAGTGCTTTGTTTACTGTTATGAAAGAAGGACTACAGATCAAGACTGGTGAAGTACCTGGTGGTCTACAAATCTGGTTGACTGGTGTTGGATACTTCGGTTCTGGCGTTGGTGACCTTCGTAGAGGTGGTGCTATTAACATTCTTCAAGAATCTTAAAATTGAATAAGAGAGAGTGGCAACACTCTCTCGTTGTCTAGGAAAAATAATATGTCAGTACCCTATCAAAGAATCTCAAACGCAACAGTAAGAGACATACAGTTTTACGATCCGGCAGCGGAGCGTAGAGCATCGGCTCTTAATGTTGATTGGGAGCCTTATTTCAAAGTCGGTTCGCAAGAATGGCTTTACAAATTAGAATTCGGTTGGTGGCAAAAGTATTGTGATACAGTGCTTGGTGCTTACTATTATGCCAATTTGCCTAATGGACAATTGATTTCAAGTTTTAATCCTAGCCTACTTATTAAAAACGACCAAACATTAATTCGGTTAGATACATTCGGAGCGATTCAAGTTTTCTATGAATCATTAGTTACGGATGTGTCTAACATGAACGAAGTGGATATGCAAAACTATGATTTTGCTGTTAAGCGTTGTGAGAATGAGTGGACTAAGGCGTTACAATTGATGAACTTCTATGATTTATATCAGGATTCACCAAATGGGCCGACAACTAAACTTGAAGAAAATTGGACAGCAGATGTTGATTTTTTCAATGGTGACCGGAGATATTTCTAATGGCACAAGCAATATCATATACAGTACTCAATCAACCTTATACAACGCAAGATCAAATCATTGCGGTGCTTAGGAGAGATATTCTTAATACATGGAACATTCCTGTATTTGAAGATTTTCCAAGTGCATCTGAAAAGGTAAGGTATGGAGTATATGTAAGTGATGTTCACCAGGACGATAGAAATCCTCACCAACTTGGTGTTCAATATGGTGGAAGTATATATCATGCTTATGATACATTTAGCGTGACTTATATTTCATTCCAAGAGGACCCATATAATCAACCAGTAAATGCGATTATTGCTAACCTAGTAACCGCACTAAAAGACGATGGTGAACAATTATTTGATGGATATTTTGAAAGAGATTTCACTCAAGTAAGAACATATGGACCAACGCAGGCAGAACGGCACGACTGGACATTCAGAGTTTTAAGACTAGAATTTAATACATAGCCAACAATACAAGGAGACAATCATGGCAAGAATCACGACAAATACAACTGGAACACAACCAGTTATCATCATTGGATTAACAGGGGCTAACCTTGCTAATTCATCAGTAGCAATTACCGTACCATTCGTACAAGACTTGACTATCACCAACAGTACTGGTGTTTATTCATACACAACATTTTCAGATGTTGATATGCGTAAACTAAGTACACCTGCTGATAATGAAGCAAGTACAAATGTTGTAGTTGATAATTTGGCATACTTTGGTAACAGTGCTGCAACAGCAAACACTGCACCATTCTTAGGTATCGCAAGTTTATCAACAAACAAAAACAATTTAGATTTTGAAATCTATTGGAATGGTACTGCTGCTAACGCATACTTCTATAGTGGATCAGGCTTTATAACAAGTCTTGCTCCAACTACAAGTCCTGATGCACCGGTCTGGGTGACCCCATTAACTATTGCAGTTGATGGTGCTTTCACCGTAAGCCAAGTGTAATCACAGAGTGTACGCAACAAGAGGGATACTCAAAAGGTATCCCTTTTTTAACAATTTACAGAAAGAAACAAATCATGGATCAATCATACCTTAAGACGGATGAAGAAAAACTGCGTTCATTATTGAGTGATGAAGCAAAGATGATGCCTATGCTTGATAACATGCAAGCAACGATTAGGCAAATGAAAGCCAAACAGGCATTTCGTATAGCGTTACTAAATCAATTGATTGACAACCTAAGCGAAAAAGAATAAATAGATTAAACAACTTAAAGGAAATAAACAAATGAAACTCTCGCAACTTACAGCAAAACCCCAATTGATTCTTATTGAACTAGTTGATGAAGAAATCATCAAAGAGTTTGGTGAAGCCATTACCTTTCACACATGGGACAGACAACCAATGGATGTGTTTATGAAACTAGCCGGTGCATCTAACAAAGATACATCAGAAATCATTAGCGTTGTTCGCACATTGATACTAGATGAAAACGGTAAAGAGATTCTTAAGGACGATGCTATGCTTCCAACTAATGTATTGATGAAGGCAATTGGTAAGGTGACCGAAATATTGGGAAAGTAACGCAGGACAGTATTGACCCTAAAAGTGAAAAGATGGCTTTAATACTGACTGTAGATGGACTTGGTAAGCGTTATGGAATGCTACCAAGTGAAGTATTAGAAAGAAGTAATACATTTGATTTGTATATAATGGACGCAGCAATGACATTTGAAAGTTATCATCACAAAAAAGCAATGAACAATGGACGAGAGCCCATGCCAGATTATACAACAGATGAATTACAAAACATATTGAATAAGGCAAAGGGTGAATAATGTCTATAACATATACAGTTAATGATAAGATAACAAGTAGTATAAAAAGCATTAAAGCAAAACTTAAATTGCTTCCGCAAGAAGCCTACAAAGAATTTGTAAAAGAAACGCCAGAACGAAGTGGTCGTGCAAGACGCAGTACCAAATTAAAAGGTAATGTTATTGAGGCTAATTACCCTTATGCTAAACGATTAGATGAAGGCTACAGTCAACAAAGCCCTGCAGGTATGACAACACCTACAGAAGCATTCGTCAAAAAGCGTGTTAAACAAATATTAAAAGGAAAGTAAGATGGCAGATTTAACTTATACGATGGACATAAATGGTGCACCTGCCCTCACCACCCTCAATAAAGTAGAGTCACAGATATCTAAATTAAAAGGTAGTTTTAATGCATTAGGCACAGCACTTGGTTCTATTGCATTTGGATCAATGATTTCTAGTACTATTAAATTTGCTGATTCAATTGCCGACTTAAGTGATGCTACTGAAATATCAATACAAAAAATATTAGGCTTTAGTGCAGCAGTTCAAGCCAATGGTGGAACTGCTGAAGGGGCTCAAAAGGCCATGGCAAAACTAGTTGCCAGTATTGATGAGGCAGCAAATACAGCAGGCAGTGGGCGTGACGCATTTAACCAAGTTGGTGTTAGTTTAGATGACTTAAGAACAAAAACAAGTAGCCAAATATTTGAGCAAGCAATCAAAGGACTGTCTGGCATAGAAGATGTGGCAAAAAGAGCCAGAGTTGCTACTGAGTTGTTGGGTAAAGAAGCAAAATTAATTAACTTTAAGAAGGTTGCTGCTGACTTTGATGAAGCCAGTGCTAAAGCCGCAAGATATAGTTCTGCTATTAAGAGTGGTGCTGATGCTAATGATAATATTGCTGCTGCCATTAGAACATTACAATTAGAATTACTTAAAGCAATTAAACCTATTACAGATTTTATTAATAGTGTAAAAGTTAGTACTGATGCACTTGGTAGATTTTTTGATATAATGGCAGAAGCAGCAAAATGGGCTATTTTAGTCGCAGGATTAACTTTAATAGGTAAAGGATTGTATGTATTAGGTACAGCAGCAGTTGCCGCATACGGAGCCATAACTGAAATAACAGGTGGAATAATAGGATTATTTAGAGCATTATCTAATCCATTGACTAGAAGCAATTTACTTCTTACCCTTCAAGAATTGAGCGGTGGGTTAGGTTCTAAAGTTATTGTAGTATTAAATGCCATGGGTATTAATACCGCATTTTTAGCAAAACATTGGTTAAGTTTAAGCGCAGCAATTGGTGGTGCCATTGGTGCTATGCGAGAATGGTTAGGCTTTGGTAAGGACGAAGAAGGTCCTAAAGGTGGAAGTAATGCAGAAGAAGAGGCCAAACGCCAGCAACAATACCTAGACGAAAAAGCAGCAGCAATCAAGCGCGGACAAGAAGGCATGGAAAGGGATGCGCTAGCGCAAATAAAAATATCAACCGATTTACAACAAGCATTATCTAAAATTCGTGTTTCTTATATGCAACTAGGTGAAGAATCACAACGCAACAATGACACACTTGTTAGTAATTTGCAATTTGAAACCACATTAATTGGTAAAACAGAAGAACAAGTTGAATTGGCCCGCGCACTGCGTGCCGAAGCAGACTCATTAATAAATCTTAAAGATCAATTGTCAAAAAAAGCACAAGAAATTAATGCTGAAGTTTTTAATGAACTTGATTTACAAAAAAGATTAAATGCGTTACAGACAACAACAACCACTTCAAAAGAAAAAGATATTGAGGCATCTAAAAATAAAGTTATTGTATTAAATTCTGAATTAGCAGAAATTAACAAATTGTCTGGTGTTTATCAAAATATGCACGACAAAAATGGTGCAGCAATTGAAAAATATATTACTCAACAACAAACGCTTAAGTTATTAGAAAAAGACAGATTACAAAACATAGAAAACATTACCAAAGCCATTGAGGATCAAGTTGCTCGTCAACAAACATTGGCTGGCATATTACAAGGTATCAATGATAAAAAAGTTGATATGGCTTTTGAATTAAAGATAAAAGATTTTACTCCACTTGAAAAACAGTTTGCTAAAATAGATGAAGATGCTCGTAAAGCCGCATTAGAAGCCGCCAGATCATTTGCTGCAGGATTTGCTGACTTAGATATGACAGCAGAAAGAACTAAGGAATTGGCTGATGGATTAGATAAAATTGCTAATTCATATAAAGGGATAGCCGATGCTCAAATTAAAAGTTTAGAAGATTCTAGATCATGGTCTGCAGGATGGAAAACAGCATTTGACAGTTACATGGATAATGCAACCAACGCTGCTAAACAAGCCGGCGATGTGTTTAGTGCAATCACAAGCAATATGAATAGTGCCATTGATAAATTTGTTGAGAACGGTAAGTTTAGTTTTGAAGATTTGGCTAAGTCAATTATTAAAGATTTAATTAAGATTGAATTAAAGGCCCAAGCAGTAAAATTGCTAGGTATGCTAGGTGGCGGTGGTGGAATATTCTCAGCAATAGGTTCATTGTTTGGCTTTGCTGAAGGCGGCAGTCCACCAATCAACAAGCCAAGTATTGTTGGTGAGAAAGGTCCTGAATTGTTTATACCAAGATCAGCAGGCACAATCATACCAAATGGTGGAGGCGGCGGTGGTGTTGTTAACAAGACATATATTACCAACAACATATCAGCGATAGATAGTAAGAGTGTAGCGCAAATGTTTGCTGAGAATCGTAAAGCATTGCTTGGTACAGTTCAGTTAGCACAAAAAGAATTACCTTACGGTAACAGATAAGGAACAATAAATGAGCGGATTACAAACAATCTTAGACAATTGTAACACAATTAACTTTAACCGTCGTCAAGTTGTTGGAACACAATATACACGAAATGAAATACCTCGTGTTAGTCAAACACCAACAAAGAATCCATGGAAGATTACAGTTGAAATGCCAAACAGTTTTCGCTATAGTGATGCCAGAGCATTGATGGAAGAACTTGATACATTAGATACTTTTAATAACCAAGAAGTAACATTCAGCAATAATGCCAAACTAAGTTGGATATTTAGATATCAAGGAACCTTAACTAACACACAACTGAATGGATTTACAGTAGTAAGTTACACAGGCAATCAATTGGTATTGAGTGGCTTGCCTACTGTAGCAGCAACTACAGTAATGTTCAAAAAGAATGACTTGATTCAAATCAATACTTTCCCATACCCATTCACAACTCAGCAAGATGTATTGCGTGGTACTGCTGGAACAGTAACCATTACAACAAGCAGACCAAACATTATATCAAGTAGCGTTACTGGATATGGTATCACAGTTGGTAATGATTGTACATTCAATTTATTCTGTCCTAACATGCCAGTGTACAAATTGATACCAGGTGGTTGGCAAAGAAGTAATGGCATAACAACAAACAATGCTTACTTAGAATGGTCAGATAATTTCTACATGTATGAATGGGTGGGAGAAGCATAATGGAAATCATACCAGCAGTTGACGATAAAAATAGCATTAATAGTGCCGAGTTTGTTAAATTAACAATTTATAACGATGTGGCTAACACAGGTGATACAACCATTTACACCTTTTCAAGTGCTTACAAGTATGAGACAATTGATGGTACACAGTATAGCCCCTTAGGTGGGTTGCTTGCCGTGGGTATTCAACAAAGAGACATTCGTGTTACATCAGCAGATACATCAATCAGTTTGAGTGGTATACCCTCAGATGGTTCAGACAACATGGCAATCGTATTAGGCACAAAGATTCGTGGTAGTATAATTGAAGTTATTAGAGGATTTTACAATGCCAATTATGTATTGACCAGCACTGCACAGCGTTTTACTGGCATCGTAACAAGTTACAATGTAACTGAAGAACGCCATGATTTAGTAGACAACTTTACCATAACATTAAACGCAAGTAGTTATAAAAATGTATTACAAAATCGTGTTGCCGGACGCAAGACAAATGGTGAAAGTTGGAAATCATTTCCTGTATCAGCCACTGATACCTCAATGGACAATGTGTATAGTTTATCAGACCAATACTTTGACTTTGGCGCTAAACCCAAAGCAGGAGCAAGTACACAAAGTACTGCATCAGCAACCACAGCCACATCATCAGACAATCAAATTTCTGCTGGAAGAGACTCAGCATGAAAATAAGACACGCCACTAAATATGATGCTAGAAGCATAATCAATATGCTTTGGCATTATCATGACTCTGGTGATGTAGAGGGACTAAACATTAGTGATGAGCAAACAGCATTGCGAGTCCTTACACATATATTAGCAGGCGCCGGCATTGCATTGGTTGCTGAAAAGAACAATCAATTAGTTGGTATGTTAATAGCATACAAAGTGCCATTCTTGTGGGACAATAGCAAATATATAATGAATGAGATTGCATATTGGGTAGAGTTTGAGCATAGAGGTGGCACAGCAGGTTACAGATTGATTAAAGAATATGTAGACGAATGTGAACAATTGAAAGAGAAAAAAATGATAGCAAATTACACAATAAGCCAAATGGAGGGGCAGACATTAAATTATTCACGCTTTGGCTTCAAGCCCATAGAACATACTTGGAGTACATAAGATGCCAATTTTTACAGCCATAGCAGCAGTAGTTACTTCAATCGCAGCAGCAGTTGGTATTGGTGCCGCAGCAGCATCCGCAATAGGTGCCGTAGGTGCATTTGCAGCAAGAACATTATTGACAATTGGCATCAGTAAGTTAATATCAAATACAACTGACTCTAATGCAGCAGGTAGCAACACACCAGCAGCAGATCCAAGAGCGCAAAAGTCTCCTACAACAGTTAACAAGATTCCAGTAGTTTATGGAACAGCGTATGTAGGTGCTACCATTACTGATGCTATACTAAGCACAGACCAAACAACAATGTATTATGTTTGTGCATTAAGTGAAGTAACAGATACAGGAACAATTAGTTTTGGTAACATATATTTTAACGGTGACTTAATTGCATTAGGCAGTGGTGGTGATGCTGCTAAAGTAATAAGTCTAACAAACAATGCAGTTCCTCCACAAGTAGATACCAAAATTTCCGGATATATGTATGTTTATTTGTTTAATGATGGTAGTAGTAGTGGTATCAATACTGGTGGACAAACTGCAATACAAATACTTTCAGATGCTAGTATCCCGGTAGCCAGTCGTTGGTCGGGCACAGATACAATGAGTAGTTGTGCATTTGCTGTTGTTAAATTAGTTTACAATCAAGATGCTGGTACAACACAGATTGGACAATTAAACTTCCAATTAACTAATAGTTTAACTAATCCAGGTGATGTTATTGAAGATTATTTAACTAACACAGTGTATGGATGTTCTATCCCAGTAGCCAATGTTGATACAGCAAGTTTAGCAGCATTAGCGGCATATAGTGATGAACAAATTACATATGTGCCTGTTGGTGGTGGCATTGCAACTCAAGCAAGATATCGTATTAATGGTCCTATCAATACAGGACAAAACTGTTTAGCAAATTTACAAGACTTATGTGATGCTTGCGACAGTTGGTTACAATACAGTGAATTGACTGGTAAATGGAAAGTTGTTATCAATCAAAGTTATGAAGATTACACAATTTTCAATGACTTGTATTTGGTTGACAGTTCAAACTTGATTGGTGGCATTGACATTAATCCAATTGATTTGAATGCAACTTATAACAGTTTAGAAGTTGGATATCCAAATGTAAACATAAAGGATCAAACTGATTACAGAGTATTCAATTTAATTGATTATGTTCCAGAAGTAATGAGTCCAAACGAAGCGGCTAATCAATTGAGTGTTAACTATCCTCAAGTTAACAATTACATTCAAGCAGCATATCTTGGTGAGCGTAGATTGCTACAAAGTCGTGAAGATTTGATTATCACTTGTGCATTAGACTATAGTGGTATACAAATTGAAGCAGGTGATGTTGTAAGAGTTACCTTAGCAGAGTATGGCTGGAGTGAGAAGTTATTCCGTGTTAGTCAGGTGCAAGAAGTTAAAGATGAATCAGGATTTCTAGGTGCTCGTATAACCGCATTTGAATATAACAATACAATATATGCTAATGATCCATTGAATGATTTCGTACCAGAAGCAAACACAGGCTTAACTAATCCCAAATGGTTAGACAATCCTGGCACACCTACTATTACAACTAGTTCATTAGCAAATGGTACTGTAGCAAGTTTTAGTGTAACAAGCACAACACCTGCGGTTGGTAGTACTATGTTTATGGATTTTAATTATGGATTGACCAGTAATGTTGATACACATAAATCATATACAACAGTTGCTACTAGTGATGGATCACCATTTGCAGTTAGTACATCAGTAAGTATTAATGTTGTTAATTTGCCACCAGAAACATATTATTGGTCAACTACAGCAAGAACAAGTATTTCTGGTTATAAATCAGCGGCAAGTGCGCCATACACATGGGCAGGACCTAGTGTAACAACTTATGATCCTACATCAAATACCGGGGGTATTGGTTATATAAATATTAATCCAACAGCAAGCCCGGAAGAAAGAATGTCATTGGTTTCATTTGGTATAGCAAATGCCCCCGCAAACATAGTTACTATGCCCGTACAGGCTAATTCAAATGTTATACTTAATGATCCTATATATCTAGATGGCACTGCATTAAATGCAAATTATTATTATCCATATTATCAAAACACATCAACTACCGCAAATGGATATTTAGCGTCAAGTACATCAAGTTTTCAACCAGCAAGAGCATCATATCAAGTATTTGACAATGGAGATGACAATTGGTATATTTTTATATATGATAATTTTGGTTCAAGTTCAAATTATCCATTAGATCCTACAGAATATTTCAAATTAGAATTAAATGCAACATTTCTTGCAAACACAGATTCAGTTATGCAATTAGGTGCATTTTACACAGGTAGTACTACAGGACTTACAATATACCATGATACAACAATTGATGGAACTTACATATTACCGGCCAATGTTCCAACTGAAATAAATTTTGCACAAGCATATCAAAGCAGTCCAAACAATGTTACAGATGGCGGCGGTTTTATTATGAAAAATATAATAGGTAACACAAGAGTAACTACACTATATACTAAATTAGAACTTTTCAAAGGAAGAATTGCATGAAAATGAGTAAACTAATTACAAATGAAGTTATTGAGATGTTTGAATTGATTGATACCGGTGATGTAAATAAATTTATAGAGTTTGCTAAAAATTACAACATTTTTCAAGAAAGTAATAGCAAATTTTACACAAAAATGTGCCAAAGAATTAGAGATAGATTAAATCGTGAAAATCTTAATGAAGATATTTTACGATAATAAAGGAACAACATGACAACAAGTTTAATTAATTTTGTAGCAAACGGAACGGTAACCGTTAATGCACAAAGCAATATTACTAGTGTGGGAACACTAACTCAACTAACAGTTGCTGGTAATTCTAATCTTGGAAATGTAGGTAATGTTACAATTACCGGTGGTACGGCAAATTATGTGTTACAAACCGATGGAGCCGGCAATCTTTCATGGGCAGCAGGTGGCGGTGGCGGGGGCGGAGGTACTTTCGTATATCAGAACGATAGGTCATTCTTTTTAACTGGTGGTGTTATTCCATTAACATCAGTTCGTACATTAAGTAGTTTTGGGGCATGTAGAATTCCAGGTGGTCAGCAATCAAATGTATCTACCGGTGCATATGAAGCACTTAATTTTACTGGCGGGTATCCATGGTATACAGCAACTAGTAGCACAACAGATGGTTATTTAGCCAACAGTACATATGCAATGTTACCCACTAATGCCGGCATACAAGATTTAGGTACAGCAGCATCATTAGGTGGTAGACAAGGTTGGTGGACAATGATTGGTGTTGGTGTACCAACAGCAAATCGCACAGCAAATGCTCAGTTTAATTCTTCAAGCACATTACAAATTATGACTGAAGCAACTGATACAATTCAGATATCAGGTTACTACAAAACTGTAGAAATTAGCAACACTGCAAACATTAGTAACGCATTAAGATTAGATAGTACAACATCATCAGTTACTGCTGTTGCTGATTTCCCACAAATGCTTACACTAGATTGGAACATACAAGGTAATGCAAATTTTGCGATATATGAAATGGGAGTAGCAATAAGATGGTATCCATCTGGATCAAACGCAAATGTGTTTACTGGTACATCATTACTTTCATCACCGGATGGATGGGATTATGCTAATGTTGGTTGGCTAGTTCCATAAAAGAGTATAAAAACATATAAATAGATATAAGAAATAAAATAAGGAGAATACAAGGTGAGTTTATTATTAAACGGTTCAAGAACGATGACAATTGCTGGAACACCTATCCAGTGTCTTGAGATATATACAGGTGAAAGTTACACGATACCATTTAGTTTTTTAGATAGCACAGGCAATAGTATAAATTGTACTGGTTGGGCATTAAGTACAGCAGCAAAGTTTTATACTGTAGATACAGTTGCGTATCCAGATGAAAACTCAGTAACGCTTGGTAATTTAACATTAGATAGTCCACAGCCAAGTACTGGTGGAGGCACATATAGTGCTAATCTTACCGCAGCATTTACAACAGCAGCAAGTGGAATAGGATATATCTATATTCCAACAAACTTGACAGGTGGCACAGGATCACCAAATGCTACTCCAGTAATATCATTAGCAAATTCTAGTGCTAATAGTACATTAGTTATTTTAACATTGGGTGTACAAAGAACTGACGCATTAAGTAGTTTAGTAGATTTTAACCGTGAACCAATAGGATTCATTGTAAGGTATCAATAATGTCTGATATAAACGCAAACATTGTTATATCACCAATTGATTTGGGTGTTACAGTAAACACCAATCAATTGACCTTTACGCCAGATGCGCTAAACTTGACATTTTTTGCTGGCGGCGCCGGTATATCTATTGCTAGCGGTGCTAATGGAACAGTACAATATAATAATGGTGGATTACTTGGTGGGTCAAATGCTTTTACATTTGATGCTGTTAATGGTGTAGTTACCATGAGTAATGCCAATATTAGCAATGGTACTTTTTCTAACTTAACCCTTTCTAACATTGCTAATTTTCATGTACCCGGAGGAAATTTAGGATACTTTATGCAAACTAACGGCAATGGTAATTTATCATGGGCCGCGGGTTCTTTATCACCTGGTGGGTCAAACACTTCAATTCAATTTAATACTAATGGTAATTTTGATGGAAGTGCTAACTTAACTTTTAACAATGTTACTAATGTTTTAACTGTAGGTGGAAACATTTCCGGTAATGTAATTATTGGAAATTATTTCAGTGGTAGTGGAACTTTGTTATCTAATATTCAAGGACCCAATGTTACCGGTATAGTAGGCAATGCAAATTATTCTTCTTATGCAGGTAATATAAATGCGGCAACTTACGCAATTGAAAATGTTCAACTATTAGGAGCACAAACCGGTACATACAATTTTGATTTTTTAAGTAATGTTATAAAATATAGTACTGCCAACGCAGCAGCAAATTTAGTATTAAATTTTAGAGGTAATTCTACAACAACAGCAAATTCATTAATTGCTAATGGACAAAGTATTACTTCATCATATGTTTTAACAACTGGTGCTAATGTGTATTATGTTACTGCCGTAGAAATTGACGGTTCAGCACAAACTATAAAATACGCAGCAGGTGCTTCTCCTTTACCGGTGGCAAATTCAAAAAATTCTTATACATTTACTGTTATAAAAACATCTACGACTCCTACTTATGATGTGCTAGGAAGTTTCACAAGGTATAGTTAATGAGTTTGAAATCAACTTATACAAACGCAAGTATTCGCGGATGGACTGCAGGTGGAATACCAAGTACATATCCATGGTTATTTTTACAATCGTTAGCATGGAATGGCGCCACCGGTAAGATAGCAATCAGTGGTGATGGCAATTATGTAGTTGTAATTGGAAATGTTATCGGATCCGGTAGTAATAGTTATATTAACATATATATTAAATCTGGTACTGGTTCTACATCATGGGTAATACAAAAAATATACACTCCCACTGATTTAAGTAATGCTCAACTTGATAGTGTTGATATTGATTACACGGGTTCTACAATTGTAATTGGACAAGTAAATGTAAGTGGTGTTCCAGACGGTAGAGCATATGTTTATAGTAGAAGCGGTACAACATGGTCATTACAACAAACATTACAACCAGTAAATAATCAATTTGTTGGAACTTCAGTTTCTATTAGTCAAAATGGAAATTATATTGCTATCTCAAATCCATATTATCCTGCAACTAATAAAGGTACAGCATATGTTTATATTAAATCTGGATCAACCTGGTCACTACAACAAACTATAATAGATACAATTACCGATGATTTGCTTGGTGCATCTTGCTCAATAACTTCAACTAATGGAGATTTATTAGCACTTGGTGCCCCTCAATCACCATTTGCTATTGGAAAAGTTTATATGTACACCCGCAGTGGAACTACATGGTCACTACAACAAACATTACAAGCCAGTGATGCTACAAATGGAGATCAATTTGGAAGAATCGTATCAACGGATTCTACTGGACAATATTGTGTAGTTATTAATTCTAGCCCATCTGCTTATGATACTTGTTATGTATTTCAACTAATTAGTGGCACTTGGTCAGAAATTTATAAATTTTCTTTAGGTACTGTCTTTAGTTCATTAAGCATTAGCGACAATGCTGATACTATTGTCCTAGGTGAACCGCAACAAAACAGTAACAAAGGTCAAGCATCAATTTTTCGTAAAACTTCTTCTACTACATGGTCATTAGTAGAAACTCTTTTATACCCTGATGTCATTAATACTACATCTTTTGGTAAAGGGGTAACAATTACTAATAATAGCAATACTATAGGAGTTTCTGCGGTTGGAAGCGTTAATTTTAATAATACCATATATGTTGCTTCTATTTTTTCATAAAGCATAAATAGATTATATACACACACGAACAGTTGCGAGGCAGCAACTGTTCGTCAACATGCGAGTTAGCAAAGGAAAAACAATATGGCCAAATTCACACAGGCGACTCTTAACCAAGTCGCGGGCTTTGATGCACAAGTTCTAGCACAAAACCTCATATACAACCAAAAAGACTTTTGGAACTTCGCATGGTCAACAAGCACAAGCGTTAGTGGTTGGCAAACCAACACTACCCCAGTAGACTTAACTGGTGCTACTATCAATGCTCAAATCATTCGCAGAGCAATTACAGATTTTAGCGATAGCAGAACTGGATATGATTTTACAATCAGTGATTATCCTCTTGTTCCTCTTATCACTACAATCACAGCAAGTGCTACAAGTACAAATGAATTTACCTGCACTACAACAGCAGACCTGTTTGAAGATCAACCAGTAAGATTTGCAGGAGCAGTCTTTGGTGGTGTGGCAATCAATACAACATATTTTGTAAAAACAATCATAACAGAAACAACATTCACAATTTCAGCAACACAAGGTGGTTCAGTGTTTGCACTAAGTACAGCGGCTGGTACAATGAGAATGAATCGTGTTGCACCAAGTCCAGTAGTATTGCCAATATCAAATATTGTTGCTGTTGATGGCACATTCACTATGACGATTGACGATGACACATGGGACTTAATCGCAGGTGACCCAGACTTAGATATCAATGCAACTGACCCAGCATGTTTTACAGGTAGAGTTAAGATAAGTTTCCCTTCAGTTGGAACACAACCAGCATATGATGAAGCAGTATTCTTGTTATTCTTGGTAAATAGTGACGGCGTAATCAATTATTAATTATGGCTACTCAAATAAATGTAACACCCGCAAGTAGTGTTGCTAATGTTTCTGTAACCCCTGGCACGACTAACATCACTGTCAGTAATTCACAGAATGTAGCATCAGTTACTGTTCAGGCTAGCAACAATGTTAATGTTGCTATCAGCAGAGCCGTTGTTGGTACGATTGCCAATGTACCAACAGCAAACTTTGCAAACTATGCATTAAATGTCACTGGTAATAATCAACCCAATATTACTAATGTTGGTACATTGGCAAATCTTAGTGTTAGTAATACTGCAACTATTGGTAATCTAATTGTTACTGGTAATTTACAAGTTGGTAATCTTGTTGCAAATTCAGCAAACTATGCAAATTTTGCTGGACAAGTGGTTGACAGTAATCAACCAAATATCACAAGTACCGGTACATTAACAAGTTTAGCAGTAACAGGTAATATCAGTGCAGGTAATGTAAGTGCAACAACATTTACAGGTGCATTATCAGGTGCTGCAACTACTGCGGGTACTGTAACTACTAATGCACAACCAAATATCACAAGTGTTGGTGCATTGACCAACTTGTCAATCAGTGGAACAATTAGTGGTAACTTAACGCCAAATGGTAACAATAGTGCTAGTTTAGGTAATAGTACAAATCGCTGGGGTAATTTATATCTAGCAGGTAACACTATCTATTTGGGTGATAGCATAATTGAAAGTATTGCTAATAGTAGTTTAGATCCAATTAATCCTAATGTCAGCACAATGGTATTGACACCAGATCAAGGTAACAGTTCACAAGCATTAGTACTTGATCCAACTACGCCGGGACATATTCATTTACGGGCGCCAGGCGCAAACATTGACCAACCACTTGCTAATATATATTTAGGTGGAGAACAATCAAGTTTTGAAGTAGGCGTATACAATGGTGCTGTTCCTAATTTGTTTATACACAGTGGTAATAACAATTGGATGTTTGACAATACCGGTAACTTAACTTTACCTGGTAACACATTCAGCATCAATTATGCAAATGGTACATCAGCAGTATCAGCAGGCGCTACTGGCCCACAAGGAGCAACAGGACCAATTGGTGCTACTGGATTAACTGGTAGTACTGGCCCACAAGGAGCAACAGGACCAATTGGTGCAACTGGATTAACAGGTGCAACTGGCGATACTGGTAGCACAGGCCCACAAGGAGCAACAGGACCAATTGGTGCTACTGGATTAACTGGAGCAACTGGCTTAACTGGTGCAACAGGCGATACTGGTAGTACTGGCCCACAAGGAGCAACTGGCTTAACTGGAGCAACTGGCTTAACTGGTGCAACTGGCTTAACTGGTGCAACAGGTGATACTGGAGCAACAGGACCAATTGGTGCAACAGGACCAATTGGTGCAACAGGCGATACTGGTAGCACAGGCCCACAAGGAGCAACTGGCTTAACTGGTGCAACAGGCGATACTGGTAGCACAGGCCCACAAGGAGCAACTGGACCAATTGGAGCAACTGGCTTAACTGGTAGTACTGGCCCACAAGGAGCAACAGGACCAATTGGAGCGACTGGATTAGAGGGAGCAACTGGTGCTACTGGTGCTACTGGCACAGCAGGAACAAATGGCTCAACTGGTGCTACTGGCTTAACCGGTGCTACTGGCACAGCAGGAACAAATGGCTCAACTGGTGCTACTGGATTAGAAGGCGCAACAGGTGCCACGGGTATAGGTACCACTGGTGCAACAGGACCTACTGGTGCAACAGGTGCAAAAGGTGTATCATCAAGTTTATTTGAATATAGATCAAACACTGGCGCAACAAGTGGTTATCCAGGTAATGGTGATATTCTTTGGAACAATGCAACACAAGCAAGTGCTACACAAATTAATGTAAGTCATTTAACTGATACCGGCATAGACATTGATATCTTCTTAGCAACACTACAAGCGACAGAAACAATAACAATTCAAGATCAAAGTAGTAGTGTTAACTATCAAACATTTATTATTACGAGTGCTCCAACAAATATCACTCCGGGTACAGCAACAAGTTATTGGACAGTACCAGTAACATTAACAGCATCCGGTGGAACTGGTACAACTAACTTCCCAAACAATCATACTTTGTTTATAGCATTAGTTAGTGGTGTTTCTGGTGCAACAGGTCCACAAGGAGCGACTGGCGATACTGGTAGTACTGGCCCACAAGGAGCAACTGGCTTAACTGGTGCAACAGGCGATACTGGTAGCACAGGCCCACAAGGAGCAACTGGACCAATTGGAGCGACTGGATTAGAGGGAGCAACTGGTGCTACTGGCACAGCAGGAACAAATGGCTCAACTGGTGCAACTGGATTAACCGGCGCTACAGGCATAACAGGTGCAACTGGTACTAATGGAACAAATGGAAGCACTGGCGCTACAGGAGCAGTAGGTGCTACTGGATCATTCAGTGGTAACCTAACAGGCAATGTTGATGGCAATGGTTTTAGCATTAGCAATGTAGGTAACATCACTGCAAACTATTTTATTGGCAATGGATCAAACTTATCAAATATAGCAGGTGCTAATGTCACCGGGTTTGTTGCTAATGCTGCATTTGCAAATCTTGCTAATAGTGTTAACATATCAAATGTTGATGCTGCATCAAGCAATACATTCTTTCCAATATTTGCTAATGCAACAGGAACAGCATTTGCTCAAATTGACAACTTTGGAACACCATTAACATATAGACCAGACCTTGGTATATTGTACATGGGTAGAGCAGAAACTGATGCTGTTGGTCGTAATGGCGTAATTGATATCACTTTTGATACAGCCAATAACAAAGTGCGTCTTAATGCTGAATATATGCCAAACGCTTTAGTTGTTGGTAATACAAGTATTAATGCAGCAGTCACACTAAATGTTACTGGTAATCTAACTGTAAGCAATGTCAGTAATTTAGGTCCTGAAAGCAATGTTATTATCACTGGCGGTACAAATGGATATGTATTAAGTACAAATGGTAGTGGTAATCTAAGTTGGATTACACAATCTAGCGGTGCTACCGGCCCTACTGGTGCTACAGGTGTAGCAGGTGCAACAGGATTAACCGGCGCAACTGGTCTACAAGGAAGTACAGGTATAACAGGTGCAACCGGAATAGGTGCTACAGGTGTAGCAGGTGCAACTGGAGCAACAGGTATACAAGGAAGTACTGGATTAGAAGGTGCTACAGGTGCCACAGGCGTACAAGGAAATTTTGGTGCTACTGGTCTAACTGGTGCAACAGGTATACAAGGAAGTACTGGTCTAACAGGTGCTACTGGATTAACAGGTGCGACTGGATTAACTGGTGCAACAGGTATACAAGGATTATTTGGATCAACGGGAGCAACAGGTATAACAGGTGCAACCGGAATAGGTGCAACCGGTGCAACCGGAATAGGTGCGACTGGTGCTAGTGGCCCGGAAGGCGCAACAGGTGCTACAGGCGTACAAGGAAATTTTGGTGCTACTGGTCTAACTGGTGCAACAGGTCTAACGGGCGCTACTGGTACAGCAGGTGCAACTGGATCGGGGGCAACAGGTGCTACTGGAATAGGTACCGCTGGAGCAACAGGAGCAACTGGATTAGGCGCAAGTGGAGCAACAGGTCCACAAGGTGCTACAGGTATAACAGGGGCAACAGGCCCAAGCGGTGGAGGAGGATCATCAGACCCAGACTTCACCCCATCATTTTTATTAGGCGGAATGTAACATGGCAACAACTTATAAAGTATTGGGACAATCTATCCCATCAGCAAACACAAATACAACATTGTACACTTGCGCTACAGCAAACGGGGCAGTATGTAGTACATTAAGTATATGTAATCAAGGAACAAGTACCAATATAAGAGCAGCAGTAAGAGTTGCCAATGCAGCAATTGAAGCAAAACAATATGTTGTTTTTGATACCATTGTTAATGCCAATGATACTATGTTTTTAACAATTGGTACAGCAATAGCAAACACTGATGTTATAACAGTATATGCAGGTACAGCAAATGTATCATTTAATTTGTTTGGTTCGGAGATAACATAATGAGTTTTGGATATGCCGTTCCTAGACAAACAACATCTAAACTATTAGTTACCCCACCTCCCTATGTAAGACCAAGTGAATGGGTAGCATTGACGCCGGTTGGAGCAACTGAACAGAAATTTACCGGAGTATATGCTGTATATCCAAATAATGAAGATAATTATGTAGCATTAACTGCTACGGTAAGTACTGGTAATTATACAATTGATTGGGGTGATGGCACAAGTGAAAATATTGCAAGCGGCACACAGGCAAATCATCAATATACCTATGCTTCTGTGGGTAATTTAACTAGTTATGGTTATAAACAAGTAACAATAACAGTAACTCCACAAACAGCAAATTTAGTAACTGTTACTATTCGTAATAGACCAAATTATAGCGGAGTAGTAAGTACTACTGCTACATGGGTGGCAAAATGGTTAGACATTGAAGTTGGTAGTCCTAATTTAACAAGTGTTATTATTGGTGCTAATAATAACACAATTTCTTTACCATTGTTACAAAGATTTAGATGGGTAAGTAAATCAGCATCATATGTTAGTCAAAGTGAGTTCTTTTATTGGTGTGTTGCATTAAGAAGTGTAATATTTGATTGTGATATGTCAACTTGGAATACAATGAATACAATGTTTTATAATTGTTCATCATTGCTTTATGCGCCGTATTTTGATACTTCCAGTGTTAATACTATGCAACAAACCTTTACTAATTGTTATAATTTAATAAGTGTTCCTGCGTACAAAACACCATTAAACACCAGTCTAAATAGTACTTTTTTTAATTGTTATAAATTAAAATATTTTGGTGGATTTACCTCAACTGCCAATGTGACTGATTTGGGGTCAGCATTTAGAAGTTGTGTATCTTTAACTTCTATCCAACCATTAAATTTACCAAGCGCAGTAAACTTAAATTCAACTTTTCAGTCGGCTACAGGTCTTGTTTCTATATCAATTTCTAATCTTAATAATTGTAGTAGTTTTACTAGTTCATTTTCCGGAGCCGTTTCGTTAAAAACGGTTAATATTAGTGGAAATTTTACGGCGGCTGCTGTAACTATGTCAGCAACATTTAATGGTTGTAATAACTTAAGTCAGTTTAATTTTCCTAATACAGCAAATGTTACATCTCTATCACAGACATTCTTAAATTGTTCTAGTTTACTTACAATACCAATAACACATACTCCAAAAGTTACTAATTTAACTTCAACATATCAAAATTGTTTGTTAATACAAACAATACCAAATTTAGATACAGCAAATTGCACTAATTTTTCTAGTACATTTCAAGGTTTACCTTTAATACAAGATGCGCCAAATTTGAATACAGCAAGTGCTACTACCGTTGCTTCCATGTTTAATTCTTGCTTAAATCTTCGTAGTTTACCGGCTTATAATTTATCAACAGTTGGTAGTGGTCAAGCCCTTATATTAGGTGCTGCTGGTAACACTGTAGGCACATCATCTCCCATAACTACTAGTGATGTATATGGAGTAAGATTTTCAATAAGTTATAGTCAATGCAGTCTAAATACTTCATCATTAAATACAATGATGGGTAATTTAGGTAGTGGAGCAGGGCAAACACTAACAATTACTGGTAACCCAGGTGCTGATACTTCATTGACTAAAACAGCAACATGGACTAATACAAGTAATGTAATGACCATGGCTAATACAGTCGGTGTTATAGTCGGGGCACAAGTTAGTAATACAGCCAATGTTAACTTAGGTTATGCCGGCACACTTACAAGTAATAAAGTAAGTGTGGCATCAGTAATAGATGCTAATACAATCGTATCATTTACTACAGTTACTACAAGTAATGCAGTAGCAAATACACTTTACTATACAAGCAATCGTGCTGGAGCAGGTCCATACACTTATGATATTAGCACAACACAAGGTGGAACACCAATTACATTTACTAATGGTACAGCAAACATGCGTGTTAACATATTGGTTACCACAGTTAATACTAATGCTAATGTTATATTGAGTGCTTATCCTGCAGGTAATGGAACAGCAACAAATGTAACAACTAGAACATTAAATACAAACTTGGCAGCATACAAGGGATGGACCATAACAGGATAATATATGATTGAAGAAACAACACCAAGCCCAGGCTTTTACAAAAAAGAAAATGAAGAACTATTTTATGCTCCTAACTTTGTCATTTTTCCAGATGGCATAGAACTAGACATATACTTAAAAGATACCTATACATATCCAGTCAATGATTGGTATTACTTTGATAGTGAAGAACTAGCCAGAATCTTTTTTAACTTACCATTACCAGAAGAAACAAATGGAATTCAGCCTTAAACAACTGTCATGGATAGTTATTACCGCACTAGGATTTGGTGGTACTGGCTACCTCTCAATGAATGGTAAAATAGATGAATTGACAACAAAGGTCGCAGTCGTTCATAGTCAAATGGAACAGTCAACTAAACAACTTGACAGAATAGAAGATAAACTAAATACTACATCAAAGGTAAAATAAAAATGGAACAATTAATAGAATGCATGAAGCGATTATTCGCAACAAACTACCAATACTATGTAAAGGCTCATGGCTTTCATGTTAATGTTGTAGGTCCTGACTTTGTTCAGTATCATCAATTGTTTGGTGAAGTATATAAATTTGCTGATGAAGCAAGTGATAGTATTCCTGAACATATTCGTGTAATGCAAGCAATTGCACCATTCAGTCTAAAACGAATTATGGAACTTGGTTCTATTGAAGATGGTAAGGAAAGACCAGAAGCACTACGAATGGTCAAAGATTTACTAGCAGATAGTCAGATTCTAATGGATCATTATGAAGAATGCCATGACATGGCAGTTGAAGAAAAGTGCTATGGTCTAATCAACTTCATTGAAGGTCAGATGGATGAATTAGGTAAGATCATGTGGAAACTTCGTAGCACTCAAGAATAATCTTATATACTATTACTATTGATAAATAGTTGTGTGTAGGGAATGCGTATCCTACTGATTGCATATCCGTTAAAGTTTTAATGCCATTTAACTTTATCCTTATTGCATTCTCTACATAATATTATAATAATTTTGTAGCATTTTTATTCCGTTATCCTTAAAGCCCTAATAGAAATATTGGGGCTTTTTTACTGTAACAAATTAACCATCATTAGTAATTTGTGATATTCTTCGTTGATGCGTGGATTATCTCTTGCGACTGCCATCAATGTAAGATACTGTTCCCAATTCTGATTGAATCGTTCGTATACTTCTCTTGGCATTTTTATATTGACAAATTCAATTACTTCCTCTTGAAATCGGGCTGGACTATTTGGATCAGGATAAGGATAACTCATTGGATCAAATGGTTTTTGTACTATTTTTTTAGATGATTCTATAGTACATTGATATAACTTATCAAATTGTTTTGGTTTATTCATAAACATAGTGTTTTTTATTGTACCTTATAAATTGTTTTACCGTTCATGTCCCTAACACGATAAACAGTTTTGCCTTTATTGGCAAAGCAAAAATCAGCAAGTTTATATCCTGCAGGCTTACCATGATATTGACATGGGTCCATTGTGTCGTAATGATCGCCCATTGCTTCAAACGCACTGTTACCAGGACCAAAGCCAAGTATGCAATGACTTTTACAACTACTAGCACAACCTGTGAGTAGTACACTTAGCAATAATATGTATTTCATTTTTTAAGCAAGCCCATAATGATTGTTTGACCAATTTGTGATTCAACATTGCGAACACTTTGTGAACATTGTGCCCAGGCAGCAAAGTCGCCTTTGTCGTGAAAACTTTGACACATGGGTACCATGTAACCATAGTTTGGTCGTTGAATGCCTGAAGCACAACCCGAAAGCACAACACTTAGTAAGATAATATACTTCATTTGCTTGAGCCAATATGTAATGGAATGTTTTTTTCTTGACTAATTACTTGCCAGAATTCTGGGTCAGCCAAATAAGTTTTCCAATCAAGCATAATATAATCCATTACAAACTCCTGCGTTCAGTTGT